AGAGGGGTTTATTGGAGAAGGGTTAAGGGTGGAAAGAATAAGGGAGACATCAATTACATCTAGATGGGTGGAATTTCATATTATGCGTAGAGAATTAATCTATAAAGATGTTTCTATTGAAGAGTTGGAGGAAGCGATTGGTTTAGCTGTTCAAGAGATGAGGTTAGATTTTGCGGATATACTGAATGATTACTTAGTTGCTTTACGCAAGGAGTCTGATTTATGAGAGAGGTTGTGGCACAAGTTGCGATGGTTGGTGTGACAATAGTATTTTTTGGTTTATTGGCCTTCTTGTGGTGGAGTTGGTTGTTTTGATGATGAGTAGGCGTAGAAAAGGATGCAGTAATTAATAATGTCGAGTACTGCATCCTGGTAGGATTCGTTATCAACTTTAAGTTCACCGATATTAGCAAAGGTGGAGAGTCGTGAAAGCTTGTCGCATATCCTGACAAGAAACCCTTGTTCTGTAGTGCAGATGCCCATAGCTTCAGAGCGTGTGAAGTTAGAGAACGGGTTATCATCCCTTCCTGTATAATCGTGATTTTTTTGTTCCATGATTTCTAATGCCTGCTGGCATATCTCTTGATGCAGTTTAAAAAGTTCTTCTCGATTCATATTTTGGTTCTGGATATGTAGAATTAACCTAGTTATAATATCATAATATCATTTAATTCAGTAAAAAGTAAGGGGAAAGAGTGGGATGGTAAAGTTGTTGGATAGTATGGGGGATGATTTAACGGTTGTCAATGCGGCTAGGGTTAGTTTTGGGAAAAAGAAGAAGAGGTTTACGGATGGTGATGCTAGGTTGATAAGGTATTTGGCGAGGCATAATCATTGGACACCGTTTGGTCATGTTAGTTTACAGTTTCACATTAAGGCACCGATATTTGTGGCTAGGCAATTGGTTAAGCATCAGGTGGGTTTGGTTTGGAATGAGATAAGTAGGAGGTATGTGGATACGGAGCCAGAGTATCATATGCCTGAGAGTTGGCGAGCTAGGGTTAAAGATAAGAAGCAGGGTAGTGACCCAGATTTAGAGGTTGTCAATATATTTACGGATGAGTATCCTCATTTTTTAAAAATGGCAACTAATTTATATGACAAGATGTTGGATAGTGATGTTTGTCCTGAACAGGCGAGGATGGTGTTACCGCAATCATTGATGACTGAGTGGTATTGGAGTGGGACATTGATGGCGTTTGCGAGGGTATGTAATTTAAGGTCTAAGCCTGATGCTCAATATGAGACGAGGGTTATTTCGGACGAGATAGATAGTTTGGCATCAGCGGTAGCTCCAGTTTCATGGGAGGAGTTGAGAGGGTAATGCCAATTTACATTTATAAATGTGATGAGTGTTCTCATTTGTGGAATGAATTTCAGAGTGAGGGTTCCAAGAATGTCCCTAGGTACAATCCTTGTCCGAGTTGTAATTCTTCTATGAGTATCAGCCTTCGTGGTGAGAATGTGATAGGCAGAAGGGCTGTGGACTACAGTGAAGGTGTTTTGGTCTCAGGAGATGAGTATACTGATTGTTATTGGATGTGCGATTGCGAATCAGAGAACATTATGGCTAGTTGGTATGAGTATTTTTGTGAGAGTTGCGGTTTAAAGCAATCTGAAGGTGAAGCGGTTTTAGTTTTGGATGTAGTGATGGATTTAGAGAGAGAGGATGGTAGGTTAAGAGGTTCACTGAAGAAGTTTTTTGAATCAGCCAACAATTAAAAAAGCTTGTACTATATTTGGAGTTTATAGCACAAGCTTCCTTAAGGAGACATGACGGGGTATGTCCAAGCCCGTCAATTAATGTCAGATTATCCACTCTGCAATACACGTAGGAGTGAGTGGTCGGAGATTTTCCGTCGCTACAGAACACCTAAAAGCTGAGAAGCATACAACTAGGTGCATCAGATTCGCTTATCCGATTGCCTGATTTTTTTATTATATCATGGTGATATATAATGTCAAGAAGATAGGGGTCAAGATGAAGGATTTTTCAGCCATTAATGAACCACAGCCAGTAGTTTTGTTTAGCCTAATCTTGACCCATTTGTAGTATAATATATTTTGACATTAAGGTCAAGGAGGGTGTTGATGGCTACTGAGGGTAAAAGAGAGTGGGTTACGCTGAGTGAGGCTGCGAGAAGGTATGATAGAGGTGTTTCCACGATAAACAGTTGGTTGTCATACCCAGGTGTTATCTCTGAAAAGAGGAAAAACAAGTGGTATGTGGTGGTTGACACTCTGGAAGATATTAGCAATAAGTCCCACAAAAAGTTCAGGGTAAGGAATACCTATAAGGGTGTTGATTTTCTGTCTGATGAGAAGTGTCCTGTCTGTGGCAGTCGAAACTGGAGGCGGTCAGGGTATATGGAGTTGTCATCAGGTTTTAGGAAAATAAAGTTGCAGTGTGGTGACAATATTTGTGGTAGGTACTGGTCTGTTCCCATGCCAGACAGTATGCAGGAAGAGGATAAGAGCAGGAGGAAGGCCAAAAAGGTAAAGCTGGTTTCTAGGAAGTCTGAGGTGGATGCTACGGATACGCCAGAAAGAGTTGTTTCGGATAGGAAGCTGTATGTCAAGGAGTTCATAGATAAGGGCTTGAACATGAGGATGGTCTTATCAGTATTTGGGCCAAAGCTGAGAGATGAAGTTAAGGGTTATTACTTAGAACTGAAAAGAGAGTTTAATAAAAAGAAAGAGGAGATAGAGGCGACAGATGTCGAATGATAACTTTTTAGAGGTCAAAGAGGCTTGCCATGAGGTTGGTAGGCCGCTCACAACCGTTAGGCAATGGTTAAGGGATGGTCGTGTTAAAAGTTGGAAGCATGAGGGTAGGTGGTACGTTGATGTTGATGATTTGAGGAATGTTAGTTTGCATTCTGAAGTTAGGGTGCATTCTCAAACTACTTATAAGGGGATATCAACTGAAGAGGAGTTAGAAAGCCAGTCTTGCCCAAGGTGCGGTTGTAAAGATTGGGAGCGTTCAGGTTACACGGACGTTTCTAATGGAGAGGTTAATATAGTTTTACTTTGCAAAGGTAGTACTTGCGGTAGGCGTTGGAGTATTAGGGTTGATAGGGATTCTGGCTTGTTGGACAATAGGCGTGCTTACCGTAGGGGTGTTAGGCATTATGGTTCATCTAGGATGGGTATGCATTTGGATGATGATGACCAAAGGGTTCAGGACGACAGGAAAAGGTTTGTAGGCGAATTTATTGATGAAGGTTATGACTTAGAGAGAATTCTTCAGATATTTGGTGAAAAAGTCCATGATGATGTTAGGATTCATTATAGATATTTCATGGATAAAAAAAGCGTTACTGCATAACCTTGGGAAGGATAAGAGGATGGTGCAGCAACGCTCATGTCAAATTCCACAATTTTTGGGAAATTAGATTATATACCTATTGGTAGGATAAGTCAATGAATATTAGGCTTTTTTTATCTGCATATCGGGCTATCCATAACACTAAAGCGCAATACACCCAAGAGGCAGAAGAGTTTGACAGGGAAAATAAAATTGACTGTCCTATCAGTAGGAGCATGAACAGAAGTGTTGCTTTATTTAAAATAGTGGCACTTGGTGTCTTGATGGGTGATTTTGATTTTTTGGATGAATTTATAGGGAACAAATGGGTTGCTGGAGCGGCCGTAATCACCATAGGGGTTCCATTAATGTTTTTTATTGGATTAATGTCTGAATCTGAGAAAGAGGTTAATAGAGAAAGGAGCATGGTAGAGTCTGACAAGGAGTTTAGGGCACAGTGTATTAGGTATAGCAAAGTCAGGAGAAGGAAAAGGAAGGAAAGTAAATATCTGCATGACCTAGGTTTTTGACTGGAAAATCCAAGAGTATACAGTTATAATTCCAGCTCAAACTAAATTAATCAAACAAAACTGATTATTTAATTTGCTTGGATTTTGACTGCCCCTTGTCAGATTGGCTGGCAAGGGGTTTTTTTGTTGTAAAAATATTAACTATATGTTAAAAAAAAAGAGACGACATCTGGCGGGAAGTCGTCTCTAGATTTTAGCTTAAGTAAGAATGTCTGACGATGTTCTCGGCTAAATAAAAACATCATAAGAGCTATTATAATATCATAATATGTCTGAAGAGTCAAAACAAAAGAGTGCTCCAGCCTTCAGTAAGGATGTTTACGACGGAAAGTCTGACCACGAAGTGGTGTTGATGCTTGAGGAGCAGACTGTTTCTCAGGAGAAGGCTATACGTGATTTGAGGGAAAGCCTTAACAGAACCGAGCGTGAGAATGCTAACTTGCTTAAATTGCAGGGTCAGGTTGCTGTTGTCAGACTTGTTTTCGTTGGGGTCTTAGTTTTAATTGGTTGCATGGTTGGAATGTCCGTTATTTCATGGTGGAGCCCTAAGGGTACAACTGGAATTGAAAAAGAGCTGGCTTTTTTTGAGCGTTTGCTTCTGGTTTTGTTAGGTATTTTGAGCAGTGCTGTTGTGGCTTTGTATGACAGTCGTGGCAATGGCAATGGTGGATGAATGAATGGGCGTGATGATGATGACTAAAGGGGCTTTTGATGAGTTGGAAAACTATCTTTCAGGGAAACCGTCCAGACCAAGCTCAAAATTTAAGAGACATGGTTTCGGAGGAGAGGCTTAATCCTTCTGATACTGTTTTGGCTAATAAAATTGGCAGATTAATAGAAGAGGTTAGGGGTGAGATGACTAAGAAGTATAAGCTTAAGAAGCAACTTTCTGATATGAACTGGAACGAGAAGATTGAGTCCTTACCATCTGAGGCTTGGATGATAGAGCAAGTTATGTTTTTCCTAGAGGGTTATGTCAGAAGGTCGACAACTAAAAAGTCTCAGCCAGTAGATTATAGGGGTGGGTATTGAGCTTAAGATTAGATTGGGCGGAATATGCCTTACTGTTGGCGGAGGCTGCATCGTTACGAAGTGAAGACCCGTACAGGCAGGTTGGTGCATGTGCTTTAGATTATAACAATCGTGTTCTTGGTGTTGGTTATAATGGGTTGGCACCAGGTAAAATTGTTGAATCTGGTTTCTGGAAGGATAGGGATGCTAGGCGCAGTTATATGATTCATGCTGAAGCAAACTGTCTTTCTTTGTTTAATCGTGGTGAATGCCAGCTTTTGGCGGTTACATTATTGCCATGTTCAAGTTGTGCCACCTTGATTGCTGGTTATGAAATCAAGCAAGTCGTTTACAGGGAGCTTTACCATCGTGATGATAAAGCTCTAGACATATTTGATTTCTATGATGTAGAATGTAAACAGATTGAAAAGTAGGAGATAATATATGATAGCTACAATTGTGGCGGCAATGACAGCTAGGATGCATGAGCTTCAAGACAAAGAAAAAAAAGAAGCCTTGTTAGCTAAACAGGCCAAACAAAGAGATGAATTGGCTAAGAAGAAAATAGAGTTAGCTAGGAAGAAAGAAAAAATCAGTAATGTTAGTCGTGGTGTTGGAAAGTATATGGGGCAAAACATAATGAATGACAAGTTTTAGTTCACTTGTATTTCAGGCAAGTGGCTATACATATCATTGTCATTATTAGTCCTGAAGAGTAATTGACCCATAGCCATATGTCATTTGATTGGCAGCATATTATGTAGCCTAGTCCGCAGCTATATCCAACCCCATTGACTGCCAGCATCAATATACTAACATCTGATGACTTTTTCCTAACAATCACTTTAGTGATTTGTGGTATATAGGCTGAAGAAAAGCTTATAGTAAGAATGATTCCAAATAAATGTTCAATCATTAGAGTATTATATCATGGCTGATGAAGTTAGTGGTGTCATATTGGACAAAGATGGAAACATCAAAAAAGAGACTCTTGCCCATGAGGTTAATAAAGAGCTATTAGATATAATTCTTTATAGACAGCAAAGAAAATTCCTGTTAAGTGCGGGATTAATAGGAATTAAGTTAGCGATTGTTCTCGGTATATTGTTAATGGTTGCCTTTCAAAAAACCCTTGATGATGCCTGGAAAGAGGTTATGCTGGTTATCCTTGGTGGTTTTGTTGGTTCAATAGGGAAGTTGGTTGATTTTTGGTTTAATAGTCAATCAGATGACCAGCAACTTGTTGAGTCTGCACAGGATTACAGGATGGGGGTGAATGGGAATGATAAAAAGTAGGAGATTATGGTTTTTGAGTTAGTTCATCCAGATGGGAAGATACCCATTGTAAAAACAATGTATAGTGCTGGCTTAGACTTCTATAGTCGTGAGCAAGTGGAGATAGAGCCAGGTAAAACTGTTATTGTTGGCTTAGGTGTTCGTTCGGTTTTTAGTGAAGAAGAGTTTGAGTCGGGTAATAACCAGTTTTTTCTTTTGGAGTTAAGGTCGTCATTAAGGGCAAAAGGTTTGACAGCTTTGGGTTCTGGAATAATAGACATGGATTATCAGGGGGAGTGGAAAGAAATCATTTGCAATCTTTCTGATGAACCGTATTTGATTAAGGTTGGTGACAGGATTGCACAGGCTGTGTTAATGTCACACAACACAGGGTCTTTGGATAGGTATAAAACTTTTGAACAAAGAGTTGGTGGATTAGGGAGTACAGGGGAATAATATGTCAAGTGTTTTTGAAAGTTGGTTTGAAAGGACTATCGAGCATGAGGGTGGATTTGTTAACGACCCTGATGATAAGGGCGGTGCGACAAACTTTGGTATAACCCAAGAAAGTTTTTCTGAGTTTAAGGGTAGGAAAGTAACTGTTGATGAAATTGAAGGGATGACTCTTGATGAGGCTAGGGAGTTTTATTTAGATTTCTTTGGCAAGCTAGGGGTTAGCAACGTTCCAGCATCATTGGTTCGTGGTTATTCAGATGCGGCTGTAAATTTAGGGCGTGGTGGAGCAAGTAAAGTCGTGCAAATGGCTTGCAATACAAGGCTTAACCCTGGCAATTCTGAAGAGTGGATTGATGTTGATGGTGCTGTTGGAGCTGGTACAAGGAGAGCTATTGACAGTGCCAATTTAACTTACTGGGATTGGTATGCAGAATTATCGATGTGGTATGCCAATTTAATCCTGAAAGGTTCAAGGTTTTCTAATGAGAGGACTAATCAGCATCGATTCCAAAGAGGTTGGTTTAGAAGGTTGTTGACAAATTTCTTTGATGACAGAATTGATGAAATGTCGATTGAAGAATTAGAAGAGATACTCGAAAAGAAAAAAGAGGCTGAAAACGGTTAACTGTTTAGCTGTTTGATAAATGATTCAAGCTGGCTAATGTGTTCTTTTTGTAGCATTTGATTATTTTTTTCTCTAATGTCTTCAATGGCTGATTTTTCTTGGCTGTAACGTCTTTTGTATTTGTTTCGGCACTTTGCAGAGCAGAAAACTTTGTCTTGCTGTTGTGGTTTGACGTAGAATAGTTTGTTACATGTACTGCAATTGATTGGAACTCTATCTGTTATAGTTAGAATATTATGGCAATGTTTACTGCATGCATGAGTTTTAGTTGAGTATGGTTTGAATTTTTCTGCTTTGCAGTTTGGGCAATTGTAAGGCTTTTTTCTTAGACCTAAGCTGCACTGCGGTGTACAGTATCTATGATTGATGTTCTTGGCTTTAAATGGCGATTGGCAAGTAGGGCAAAACTTTAACATGGAAAAATTAATACCTGTAGGTGGTAATAAAAATATAAAAGATATGTCTGTAGAGATGCAACGTGAATTTGCTTACAGTGCATATATAAATTCAGGTTCTACCAAAGAAACTGCTGAACATACAGGTTTGCCAGAAAAAAGAATCAGGCAGTGGGTTACTCAGCTTGGCTGGGATATGGACAAGAAAGAGCATTATGATATTGTCCATGAAAAAGCTAGAGACCAATTAAATTCAGAGGTGGCTGAATTAAAGGCAAACCTTCTTGTTAGCTTGTATGAAAGGACACAAGAACTTGTTACTAAGGTTATAAATGACCATGATATAACTGAGTTGGAGCGTGCCAAGGCGTTAAAGGATATGGTTGATTCTATATCTAAGCTGGAAGGCGGGATGGTTGTTGGCACACAAGAAGAATCTAAGGTTCCAGGTATTTCAGCAAAGAACCAGCAAATTTTTATGAATATAGTGAGCAATGCAGACAGCGTTTGAATTAATACCTAAAGACGTAATTAAGCAAATCATGGATGTGGATGCACCCATGAATGAAAAGATTGCGTTTCTTGACCATTATGCTAAAGAAAGCAAGATGAAAAAGGCTAAGTCTGATTTTGGTCATTTTTCTGAGTTGGTCATGAAAGATGAAAAGAAGTTTGACCGTGAGACAGGGATTGGCGAGCCGATAGAATTGCAAAGGTTTCATTGGGAGTGGGCGAGTTATTTAGAGAATGAACCAAGGTTAGTTGTTTTTAGCCCTCGTGAAACAGGTAAGTCTAGTTTGTTTTCTGTTTCTTATCCGCTTTGGCGGTTGGGTTTAGACCCTAATCTTCGTATTGCCATAATCTCTGCGGCTTCTCATCAGTCTAAGCGTATACTGCAATCAATCAAACAGTATGTGATGGTTGACCCTGACTTGAAAAAACTGTTTCCTAACCTTCGGCCACAGATGGATGAAATGAATGTTAAGAAACCTAAAAAGTGGGCATCAGAACAGATATTGATAGAGAGGCCGTTGGCTAGTAAGGATGCTTCTGTGGTTTGTTATGGCTGTGGTAGCAAAAGCATTTTGGGCAGTAGGTTTGATTTGGTTATACTTGATGACGTTTTGGGGCCGCATAATACATCTTCTAAAACAGAAATGGATAAAGTTATAGAATGGTATTCAAATGTTTTGGAGAAATGTTTAGTAGAAGGTGGTCAGATAGTTTGTATTGGTACAGCTTGGAACAGTTCAGATTTGATGCACTATTTAGAGAAAAAAGATGGTTGGACTTGTATAAAGTATTCTTTCGATGAAGAGGATAAGCTGGATGATTACCATTGGGTTGATTGGCCTGAAAGACATAGCAAAGATAAGTTAGACCGTGAAAAGGCTAATGATATTGTAAGTTACAACAGAAATCGAAGGTGTAGAACATCTAGTGCTGAAGAGCGTATGTTTGAAAGTGATTTCAAGCAAGTTTGCATTCGTGATTATGATGTTGAAATGCTGAAGAAGTCTTGTAATATTTTTATGGGTGTTGACCTTTCGACTAAAAAGAGAAAAGGTACAGCAATTTGTGTAGTGGGTGTGTTGCATGGCAAGCAGTACGTTCTTGATGTTTCAGTTGGTGCCTGGAATGTGAAAGAGAAGATATCGGCCATAAGGTCTTATGCTGAAATATATAATCCTGAGTTGATTTTTGTAGAAAATAATGCATTGCAGGACGATGTTGTTGATGCTATCAAAGCTGATGGTAGAGGTGAGCTTCCTATCAAGTCTTATACTACTGGTGCGGCTAAACATTCAAAACTAGAAAGGCTTGCTTTAGAAATGTCGAATGACAGATGGCGTTTTTGTTATCCATCCAACATTCAAGACGTTATTGATGGTAAGCGTTTGGATGATAGCTCCTGGGGTAGATTCATGCAGGAAGTTAAGATGTATCCTGATTTTCCCAGTAATGACATGCTTATGTCCTGGCTGTTTGCTGCTGAAGCCGCTAAGGGTAGAGAGAAGAAGGATATTCAATTTAGGGTTTTCAATTATCAGTCAAGTGATGAGGATGATTTGTTGAATTTAATGGAAAGTAGGCCAAGGGCTACTTTTTCTGATTACAGGATAGGCAATTCAGTTAGTTATAATGGTTCTTATCAAGTCGACTTAAGTCATCAAGAGATTGTTGGTTATATTCAGGCTAATATGAAGCCTTCGGATGACCCTAATGATTTCGTGGCAGATTTTGATGCGGATAAGTTCCTTGAGGTTTTTAATGACATGAAATATTATTGTGATTCAGTTAATGGTGAATTGTCATGAGTGTAAGAAATTATCTGGCTACTTCGTTGGTTAAGATTGCAAAAAGAGTTAAACATACCAATTATGTTTTTGGTGATGATGTAACTTATGATTTGCACCCTTCAAATTATGAAGATTATCCTAGGGATAGCATGACTAATTTGATGAATACCTATCAAAATATATTGTGGGTTTTCTGTGGTGTTAACACTATTGCAACTAATGCTGCAATGGTTCCACTTAGGATTTATTCTGAAAAAAATGGTGTTAGAGAAGAAATCCGAGAACATCCAGTTATTGACTTGTTTAATAATCCAAACTTGTTAAATACAAGATTTGAGCTTTTTGTAAAGACTTTTGCTTATCTGGAATTAGCTGGGAATTCATATTGGTTTATGGAGAGGGCTTCTAACGATGATTCAATAGCCAAAGATGTTTTTGGTGATATGCCAATAAAAATTCATATTGAAAGACCTGATAGGGTTGAACCAAACAGCCAAAACAAGTCAGAAAGGCTTGTTTACAATAGAAAGGTTAATGATAAGACTATTAAGTTTAGGCAAGAAGAGGTTGTGCACTTTACGCATTTTAATCCATATTCAATGTATACTGGGATGCCTACAATTGCTGCTGGTCAAGATAGTTTGATTATGGAAATGTATGTTACTACATTTGGAAAAAGATTTTATGAGCATGCAATAACACCTTCTATGGTTTTCACCACAGACACTGAGTTGACAGATGCTGCGTTTGAAAGATTTAAGATATTGATGGAAAGGCAGTATCGTGGTGCAAAAAATTCTCACCAGATGATGTTGCTTGGTGGTGGTTTGAGGCCTTTGGATTTAGCAACCAGAAGTGCTGCTGATGCTGATTTTGCACGTACTAAGATTATGTTGAGGGATGAAATACTTAATAATTTAGGGTGCTATCATTTGGTTGCTATCAATGGCGGTGAGGCTGGAGAGACTGTTAGGATGGCTTATAAGATGTTTTGGCAGGATACTATGTTGCCAAGACTGTCTAATATTGCTCAAACTATAACTAAAGAGCTTTTGACCTTTTATGGTGATGAAAATCTTGTTGCAGAGTTTGATACTCGTGGAGTCTCTGGCTTAAGAGAAGACTTTATGGATGAATCATTGGGTTATTTTCGGTTTATACAGGGCGGCATAATGACACCTAATGAGGTCAGAAGGAAGCTTGGTTTAGAGGGTGACGTTGAAGGTGGTGACACACCAGGTCTAGGTTATGAACCTGCAGTCTCAAGGGTTGTATCAAATGAAGAGAGAGCTGAAACCGAAAGGCAAGTAGAAAGAGCTGAATCTAGGAGGCGTGAAAGCAATGTCGCAAACAATGGACAAGGAACACGAAAGAAAGAAGGTAAAATCGATTTCCAACCTTTTGACACGTTTGGGCGAGGATAAATTTAATGGTCAATTGGTTATTAAGATGCATAAGGGAAAGGTTGCGCTGACTGAATGTTTGGCTAGAGGTGTCGGCTCAGATGAAATTGATAAGTTAGATAATCAGATTAGGTTGACTAATAATACTATTGACAATAAAAGTTCATAATGTTAATTTGTAAATATTAATCATGCTGGAGGATAGACATGGCATTATATGCTGGGATTAAAGTTAAAACGTTTATACATGAAGCAGGTGCGCCACCAGCAGATGAAACCGCTGATGTGGGCACGTTGCCCAAAGATTTAGAAGTTTACATAGAGAGTTTAGATTCTACTAACAATCCAATTATTTCTATCAGCCATGCGGTGGTGGACAGACAACTTTTGACCACTGTTGTGTCTGGTTCTGTGTAGATAGATGGCTAGTTATTCCAAATACGCTTCCCAGTTACGTAATGGTAGCTGTGTGGTTGACTTAAACAAACTACCAAATGAGCAGGGATGTTATGCGATTTTTCTTAAGTCGGGTAGGTGTTTAAAGGTTGGAATTGCTGGAGATTATTATGGTAGAGGGTTGCGTGGTAGGATATCTCGCCATTTCAATGGCAGTGTTGTTGGTTCAATATTTGCAGAAGATTTAGCTAGTGACAAAGAGCTTGGTGCTAAATACAACTTGTCTAGCCGAAAAGGTAGAGCGGAATTTGCTAAAACTAAATGTTGTGTTAGGTTTTCTTCTGCCAAGGGTATTAGTTATTCTGAGTTAAAGAAGATTGAGGATTATTTGGTGGATAAATTGAATCCTAAATACTTCGGATATAAAAATGAAGGTGTCAATAAAGCTAACAAAAAGACTAATTTTCCTTCATCAGGTGATAATGAGAAAATATCTATATCCAACAGTAAGTACCCTCAATTCAGTCATGCTTATGCCAAAGATTTAAAAGAAAATTATCCTAAGTTGTGGAGAAGGGCTGGCACAGGTGGAAACCCTCCAACTAGTTTTACTGGAAATGATGCTTTTAGGAATTGGACAAAATATCGACAAGGTGATAGAAGTCCTTCGGTATTGTCTTGGGTTAAAAGAAGAGAGCGTTTTGCTAATAGGCATTACAAGAATACAGGATTAAATGGTGCAATAGCTCACGTCAAGTGGGGTACTATAAATGCTTCAGGTGTCAGTGGGATGAAGCAGGTTATAAATGAAGCTAAAAAGAAAATGAAAAAGTCTGATTCTGGAATTGAAAAAGCCTTAAAGGGTGTTGCTAATCGTGTAAAAGAACATAATGAAAAGTATGGTGATGACCCAAAAAAGAAGGTTAATTACAGAATGCTGATGTCTGTTTTCAGGCGAGGTGTTGGTGCATATAAGACTAATCCTCAGTCCGTGAGACCACATATTAGAAGTGCAGACCAGTGGGCATATGCTAGAATAAAGTCTTTTTTGTATGCTATTAGGAATGGCAGGTTCAGAAGTGGAAAGCATGACACGGATTTGATGCCCAAAGGACACAGCCTTTCTACTAAGGGGAAGAAAAAGGTGGCTACTAGCAAGTCAGGTTCTGGAAAAATGTATCCTTTGGCTTCAAGAAGCAGGTCATGGGATTCTGATGGTGCCATACAGAGAATTAGAAAGTTTACAAATTCAACAGAGTCCCCAAGTGAATCCTATAAGCAGGCTTTTATGTATTGTGATTATGAGAATCAGGATAACTTTTCTGCTTATAAATTGCCTTACCTTGATGTTATTGATGGTCGTCTTAAAGCTGTTCCAAAAGCTATTTTTGCTATTGCTTCAGTTTTGCGAGGTGGCAGAGGTGGAGTTGATATACCTCAAGAATCTCGTTCTAGAATTGAGAGACTGGTCAATAGATATTACAGGAAGATGTCAATCCAGTTTGATGACGAAGGTATTGTTAGTCCGTTTTCTAAGTATTATGGTTGGGGAAAAAACAAAGACAAGAAAAGGAGGCGAAGAATGAAAAAGAATTTTAATGGGACTGTTAATGAAATTAAGTACCTCCTTTCTAAAGCAGAAGGGGCAAATTCTTGTAAAAAACCTAATGTTTGTGTTATTGTAAATGAGGTTTATTCCAATCAAGTGCAATCTGATTTGGATTGGAACAGCTTGAAGTTTGATGCTGTCATTAAAAATGTTGATGAAGACCAGCGTATTGTCTCTGGCCCTGTTTTGGTTCCTGAAGAAGTTGACAAGCAAGGTGATGTGGTTTCTGCTGTAGAGATAGAAAAAGCCGCTCATGATTATATGAAGAACTACCAGCATATTAATATCATGCATAATAATAATTATAATGATATGGCTAAAGAGATAGTTCCAATAGAGTCAGCTGTTTTGAAAGTTGACTTGGATTATTATGGGACTGGGGAAGTTCTGAAAAAAGGAACTTGGATACTTGATGTTTATGTGGGAAATGACAAGGTTTGGGATTTGATTAAAAAAGGTGAGTTGACTGGTTATTCAATTGAAGGTTTAGCAGAGAGGGTAAAAGAAAATGTCTGACTTGGCTGAAAAGCGTAATAGGATAAAATTGTTTTTGCTAAACGAGGAACCTGAAGAAAAAGATGAAGAGCGTAAAGGCCTAATACATAGACTCAAAAACCTCGTTAGCAATTGTGTTTCAATGGTTGATATCCCTGCTGTCCCTAGGGCGAACTGGAGAACTGTTAAAAGTGAATCTGGCGAACAACAGTTGTCTATTAATGGTTTTGAGGGGTTAACTCAGCCACATCAAAATATGACTAATGAGGAGCTGGAAAGTTTGGTTACAGATTTAGAGAAAGAACAACAAGCGTCAGAACCTGAAACGGAAAGTGAAGTGTCTGATGAGGTTATAAGTGGTGGTGACGACACTCCCTCTTATATTGAGGGTGTTTTTAGCCATTTAGACGAATTGTCAACCCAAAATGATGAATTGAAGGCGCAACTGTCTGAGATTAAGTCGCAGGTTGACAAAAATACTGAGAGTTTATCGACTTTCAGTTTTAATGATGAAGCTGAATCTGATGATGATAATACTGATTCGGAATCAGAGTTGGTGGAAGATGAATCTGTCATTTCTATGGAACAAATAATGGAAGAGGCGGATAAATTAAATCAATCTGCGACTGAATACCGAGAGTTAAAACAGTCAGGTCAAATCTCTCAGGAACAGTTTGATGAGAAAATGTCCGATGTTCAGTCGGCATTAGAATCTTTAGAAACTATAGCAAGTGAGGTGGCGTAATGCCTGACAAAAAAGTCCATTTAGATGCCCTACGGCATATTCAGTCAATTTCTCAAAAGCTAAGTGATGACGTTAAAGAAGAAAAGCGTAAGCTTAGTGAAAAGGAATTAGTGTCTAAATTTAAATCTGACACCTTGGAAGAACTTAACAAGTTTAAAGAAGAGTTTACTACCAAGCATGCAGAAGATATGAAAGATTTTGGCAAGAAATTGCAGAAGTCTGTTCGTGATGACCATACTTCAGTATTTGAGTATGATAGTACTGACGGCAAAGATGTTATTGAAGGTGATGGAACTCTAAGGCAAAAAATGCAGAAAATGGTTGACACTCCGTCAGACCGTTTTTCTGGTCAAGAAGGTCTTGCTGTGGAGCTTCAGAGGCACAATGACACGCTGTTGATGCTTTCACATGTCATGAAAAGGGCACCTCAAGAGCTGAAATACTATGATACGCACATCAGAAAGAATTCTGAGCTTGAAAAAGCTTTATCTCCTGATGGTGCATCTAGTGCTGGTAGAGGTGCAGAGTGGGTTCCTGAAGCCTTCAGTTCTGATTTTATTAACAGAATGGAGCAAAAGTATGAACTCGCTGGTTCCATACCAAAGATTACTATCCCGCAAGGTGTAGACTCTTTAAAGATTCCTGGTGCTGGTGCTGGAATCAGTTTGCAGCAGGTCAATGCTACTGCCGCTGATACTGCCAATTCAATTCCACAGCAAACCCCAGGTTCTAGAAACATAACCTTGACACCTAAAAAGCTTGCTATTATGGTGCAAATCGAGGAAGAAGCTGTCGAAGATATGATTGTTAATGTCATCCAAGACATAACTATTCCTGAGATGCAAAATGCGGCCGCTAAGGGTGTTGATAATGCTATCATTAACGGGAATGGTGAATCAATCAACATCGTTGGAGCCTCAGGTGCTGGAGACGATACTAGTACTTACAATGAAGCTACAGACCCACGTGGTTGTTGGGACGGTTTGAGAAGATTTGCTTTAGATGAGGCTTATGCAGGTAGTATATATGATATGAGCGGTGGCGCATTAACTATCGCTGGTATTGCTAGTGCTGCTGGATTGTTAGCTGGTGGTTCTGATAATGAAAACTTTTTTGACCCTCCTAACAATCGTTTAGTCGTTCCTCTCGCAGTCTATTTAGACTTGTTGACGATGAGCAATGTTATTCAGGCTGACCAAATTGGTTCTGCTGCTGCCGCTACTATCAACAGTGGACAGCTTGCTTCTGTTTTGGGTATACCTATTATCCAAACTCAGCTGCTTGCTCCGTCACTTGCTACTGGATTGCTTGATGGTACTGCGACTAATAATGTTAAAAATAATGCTGTTATTTTTAACAGAAACGCATTCATCATGGGAATCAAGCGTGACGTCACTGTCAAGTCCAGAGAAAATATTGAGACAGACCGCAGGCATGTTGTTTTAACGTTTAGAGCTATATTTGCCAGTCGGTATGCTAATACTGCTAAGTCGGTAGCTCAAATTATTAATATCTCTTAAGATTGAGAGGTTGCCCAATGAAGCTTAAATTTTTGGGAAAAACTCGTCCTAGTTACTTTGGGGCTGCAGGTAGGTTTGGTGGTTCTGGTGCTACGATGGAGGTTCCCGAAGATAAGGCCAATTATCTGTTGGAGAATTTTTCGGATGACTTTGAAGTCGTGTCTGACTCAGAAGTTGTATCGGAAGAGTCTCCAGCAGACTCATCCTCTGAAGAAGAGTCCTCGTCTGATGACGAGGATTCTTCCGAAGATAGAAAAGAAATTTTAGACATTCTTTCAGATGGTGCTACTTTAAAGATTACTGAGATAGCCTCAAAGATGGGTGTTGCTTGGCAGTCTATCCGTTCTGAAATTAACGGTTTGATGGATGACGGTAAAATAAGTAGGAATTCAGAAAGTCAGTACCATGTTGTGTAACAATTATGGCTGCTCCAATAATAGTAACAGCATCTGGAAATGGGAACATTTCTTTAGGGAACGTGTTCCCTACCAGTCATGCTAATTACACTAATAACATTGCGTTTTATTTAGAAAATGTAACAATATCTTTTGCCTCTGCACCTTCTAATTCAGGGGACATACTGGTGACACTTGATAGTGATGAAGGGCCAGGTTATGATGTTGTTCTTGCAAAACTAGACCCTTCCGCTACACCTTCCATACAAGATTTTATATATATACCTGAATCGCCACTATTATGCGTAGCTGGAGACCAGATTGTTGTTACTTATACACAGCAATCTTCTAATAATATAGCTTTCGCAATGAGAATAGTCGGCAGAAGTGCATAGGAGGTTTTAATGCCTATCATCGTTGATGGTAAGAGAATTTCCGAAGCAGCACAAGTGCGTGTTGTTGAGGATGGATTTGTTGGAATCTCACGCACCGAAGAACGTGTTGAGTTTGATGGTACTGGCGATTCTGTAAATATAATTGGTGCTGATTTTGATATACGGGGTGGTAAGTATTTAAAGCTTAGTGATTCTAACAGTTCTGACAGTGTAAGCATCAAAGCTCATGATACTACGACTGCTTATAGTTTAACGTTTCCAGCTGCGCAATCTTCAGCAAATCAGGTATTAATTAATAATGGTTCTGGTGTGCTTACTTGGGTAAACCATCAGGCTGACAATCCAACTTTTACCAACCTCACAGTAACTGGCAATTTAGATGTACAGGGTGCCACCACACAGCTAGACACGACTTCATCTATAGTTAAGGATAAAACTTTGGCTTTAGGTGTGCCTGGTGGGATGGTAGAAGCCAGTTGTGTGACTAATGGCACGATAGCAACTATAACTTCTACTGGTCACTCCATTAGCAGTACTGAGTCAGTGTATATTGATGCTGATGCTAATGGTACTGTTCCTACAGGTGTTTATATTGCTACTTCCACAGGTGCAGATACTTTTACCATACCAACAACATCTGCTTCTGCATCAGCAAGAACCATATACCATTCTATTGATGATTCTACTGATGCTACTGCTAATGGTAGTGGCATTGTAATACCTGCCGCTTCAGAGCTTAAATCAATCACATATTCCAGTGCTAATGATAAGTTTATAACTAGCGAATCTTTTGAAGCGTCATCTTTCATAAAAACTAGTGGGACTGCTTCTGAATTTTTAAAGGCTGATGGTTCTGTAGATAGTAGCGTTTACATAACAGGTGTTTTAGAGGCTGATGTGACTCAACATCAGGCGGCATTAAGTATAACCGAATCCCAAATCAGTGATTTGCAATCATACCTGACCTCAGAGACTTCACATGCTGATGTTCTGGTTGATGGTGATTTTTCGTCTGCTGGATTGATGAAAACTAATGGGTCTGGCACGTACAGTGTTGGTACAGACAATAGTTCCAATTGGGATACTGCTCATGGATGGGGCAATCATGCTTCAGCTGGTTACTTGACTTCAGAAACTAATAATTTGTCTTCAGTAACAGGTACTCTTGCCATTGCCAATGGAGGTACAGGTGCCACGACTGCAGCTGGTGTTAGAACTAATATAGATTTAGATACTACTGATAATGTTCAGTTTGGAAAGCTGGGGTTAGGTGTTGCTATTGGTGCAGGAGCTGTCCCTAGACTCCAAATTGTTGGTCGTGGGTCTACAGGTTCAGGAATAATCGCAACGAGAGAAAATACGTCAGGTTATGGTACTTATCATACTTATGGGTTAAAAAAATATACTGGCTCTTATGCTGCTATCACTTCTGTTGGTGATGGGGATGAGTTAAAGGCAATTTATGGTGCGGGTAGTGTAGACAATGCTGGTTTAATGAAGATTGCTTCAGGCATTTACACTTATGTTGATGAACCTGATATTTCCAATTATCCACCATCTCAATACAAGCTTGGTGGAAGATTAGCTTTTTTGGTTACACCTCATGATTCTGGTAACAGTGATTCTAATTCTCATGGGCTTGTAGAGAGGATGACAATTAGAGAGAGTGGCAACGTAGGGATAGGAAC